TTCTTGACCTTGAACTTGTCCTTGACTCTGTGGTTGACCTTGTGTTTGACCCTGAGCCTGTCCTTGACCTTGTGGTTGAACTTCTTCGAAGTCTTGTGCAGGTTCAGTTTGTACTTGTGCAGCTTGACCTTGTGGTTGTGCCTGTGTTTGCATTTGTGCCTCACCTTGACTTTGACCTTGAGCCTGTCCTTGAGCACCGCCGACCAAAATTGATGCAGGTATAGTATCCACATTCATTCCAGTTTCAACAACGTGTTTTACTAATTCTTCAACAATGTCCATATCACTGTAGAAATCTCTTAAATTTTTTTGTGTATTATCGGACACCTTTTTGATGTAAGAATTGACCATCGATTTTTTTACATCAACAATCACTCTTACTTTATAAACGTCATCAACTTGTAAAACAGATTCCTTAACAACCTGTGTTGGATTCTTTTTACTCTTATATGATAAGAATTTTCTGATATGGTTCATTATTATTTAATAATTTTTTATATGATATTATATATTTATTTTGAAATTCGTTTTTTTATTAATTTCCAACTAATGTGCCCAATAAAAACAAAGATAATGCAGCGAACCCCATACTACCACCAAGCAACCATTTTCTTTCTTTATTCAATTGATCTATAACCTTTTCAAAATTTTGTATCTGACCGTCTTGTAATTTTCTTTGTTCATCACACTTTTTTATATCATTTTCTAAATTTGTAGTCTTTGCTAAATGAGTTTTGATCTCATTATCTTTGTCTATCAAACTTTTTTCGTGTTGTTCTATTAAAAGTTTATCTACCAATTGTTTTTGTTCATACTTATTAACAACTACCAAATATCTTTGTAATAGAGTATCACATCCAAGTCTTACATCTTTGAATAAAGATAGTAAAACCTCATGGTTGTAGATTTTTTGTACTTGGTCTATAGTGTAGATGACACCTATGGTATCCTCACCTTGAATGTAATACCTTGGATATTCTTCAGATTGACCAAATAGATTCGTGGTTGTGACCATCAGGACAATTAAAAAAAAGAACTTTTTCATAATTTATTTCAATTTTTCTTTAGTCTTGTCCACCAACTGATTTTTTGGTAAAATGATTGGCTTCTTCAATAGTTCATCGATTTGTTGATTTCTCTTTTCTAACATTTGATTATACAATTTCAAATTTTCCTTCAAGTCTTTTATTTCAGTGTCTTTTATTCTTGATAACCTTCTGTAAAAATTTATTGTGTCAGATCTAAAGGAAGCTAATTCTCTCAAACGTTCAAGTTCAGAATCTAAAATTTTCCTTTCGGTTGATAAAGTCCTTCTTTCTTGTTCAATTTTATCTATCAATTCTTTTTTTTCCAAATTATCTTTTTTAACTTGTTCTATGTCGACTAAATCTAACGGTCTCAAATAAAACCACAAACAAAGACCAATCAAGATGACAATAACTAAATCTCTGATATTTATTTTAATTTCTTGAGGAATCATTTGTATTTAAAAAGAATATTTTTTAACTTTGTATATATAATAAAAAGATTTTTACTCCACAATAAAATATGTCTACAATTACCAAATCCAAAACAAGTGAACAACTTGAAAAAGTTTTAAGTGAACCATTCATTCTGATTCTCCATAATGACGATTTCAATACTTTCGAATGGGTTATCGAATGTCTTGTTAAAATTTGCAAACATGAACCAAATCAAGCGTCACAGTGCGCACATATAGTTCATTTTACTGGTAAATGTGATGTAAAGCGCGGCGATCATGAAACAATCATTACGATGTATAATAAATTGAAAAGCTGTGGATTGAGTGTCACAATGGAAATGTCTTAACTCCAAAGATTTCTGGTATTCGATTCTTGATATTGTTGGTACATTTTTCTTTGTCTGCGGACATTCAATAATGCTCTGTAGTCAGTAACTTCCTGAAAATCCACATTTTTCAAAAAATCTTTATATTGGCTCAACAAATATGAGTCAAGAATCTTTGGAGCATAATCCTCAACCATTTCTCTAAACGAATGTTTTGAAAAAACACTACTTGTATTTACTAATGTCATAACACAATCATCATTGCCGATGTCTGCCGCGTATCTGATATTTCCCGAAGGAGTGATGTGTTTAACAAAAGTTGTGATTTCTTTTATAGTATCCTCATTATTGATAAGGAAATTTCTTTTGTCCATACAATCCTGGTAATCCTTAACCAAAATATTTTTATTTTCACCAACTTTCAATCCAATTTTTTCATCAACTGCATCTGCACGATGCTTATATCTGAAAAATACACTTGAACCATAATTATTTTTACCATCAAAAATATTTGGTAAGTGAGCTAGGAACTCATTACCATAGTTGTTCAATTCTAATACAACTTTGAAATTTTCATAATCAAAGTACTCAAACAATAAACAATAAAAAACTTCCGCTAATTGTTTAACCGAGACAAGATTTGATCTAAATATACCAATTTGTTCCAAACAAAAAAAGTCCGAAATATTCGTAAATTTAAACTTATTTTGTTCAATAAACTCCGGACTTTTGGGTGATATTTTGAAAATGTTTATAATCGAATAATCTTGACCCAAACCCTCTGATATATCAACTGATATGACTCCTTTGATAGACTTTCTCATTATGGGTGAGAATATATCATCATCATCTATCCATTTAAGACCCTCATAAGAAAATTTAAGTTTCTCGTCGAACTCTGATATTTGCTCAAAGACATAGTTTTTCTTACTGTTGATCAAACTTTCTATAATACTTTCATCGAGTAAAGATCTTGTTGCGTTGACAAATCTTAAACCATATTCTTGATTGAAAGCATCTTCACCCCCTATATCCTTGATTGCCTCTTCTTTCCACGTTGTAACCTCACAAAATGATTGTATTGGTACTTCTCTACCATCGTTAAGTTTATATTGAAATGATTTAACCATCTTATCTGAACAATTATCATTATTATAAACATAAATCACATCTTTCATCAAATCGGTATTAAACCTCATTTCAACTTTTGTTATTTGGGAATACTCCAAGTCGATTTGTTCAAGAACTTCAGTTTTTGTAACACCAAATTCATGCATTTTATGAGCGTTCAATCTCAAGTGAGTCACAAATCTACCGGGAACCTGGTACCAGTAAACCCTTTTAGCTTTGTAATTGTTTTTCAATGGATCTCCATCAGGTCTTTCTGCATCTGTCAAAAGTTTATAAAACAAATTCATTCCATTTGGGGTAGAGGTTATGACAATTTTCGAATTTTCTACCGCTGATACCACGGGAAATACGGCTGTATAGTAAGGTTCTATGATGTTCGAGGGTATGTGAGCAAATTCGTCCAAGTACAAAAAATCAATAGTAAAACCAATAGCTGGTGTTTTGCTCCTCGCGGCTGATTTTATCCTACACCCATTTTCAAAAATTATTGTTCGTTGGTTCCAGTTTTTCAATCCAACTTTTAAGAAAAACGGAAGTTGTTGATATATGGATTTAATCTTATCAATAATTTCTATTGTGGTACCAGCGATATTAGCTACAATCATTATATTCTTGTCATTATTAAAAGTAACATAATGTAACATTGTAATTGCCGAATTGATAGTCTTACCTATTTGTCTAGAACCCATCAGGATACTGAATCTATTATTACTATAAAGATCTAATATTTCCTTTTGATATTCTCTCAATCTGATGTTTTGGATAGAACCATCTTCGGTTTTGATTCGGCAATATTTTTCAGCAAAATAATGGATATCTAGTTTACACTTGATGTACTCTTGTATCTCATCTTCAGTCATCTTAAAGGTGATGCCTGATTTACGTAAACCTACTTCACTAGAAAACCAAGGATTTTGAAACCTTTTTATTACAACACCATCGTTTATTTTTGAAGTGACTTCTTCGACGAGTTTGGTTGTAAAAATGAATTTCCTCTCGTCTTCCTTTTGTTTTTGTTGAGCCATGAGGAATTTATAATTTAGGATATATATACCAAATTCTTGGAGTCCAATGTCTAAAAAAGAAGAAAAAATACAGAATTTACAAGATGAGTTTTCTAGAATTCAAGAAAACAACAAAGATCTAGATGTTTCAAAATATTTAGCAAAACGAGAGGACCATTTACCAGATTTGGGCACAATACAGATTTACGATTATGACAAAGATATAGATGAGTCAAAAGACCAAGCGGGTGAAGTATTGGAATCGATGGTCGATTTATATCTTGGGGATTATCCAGATTTAGTCAAACATAAATATGTTCAACAAAAAATGAAAGAGGATGCTAAAGTCTATGCTGATACTTTATTTTTACAAAAGATGACGAAACGTAATTTTTTGACTCAATTAAAACAAGTTGACAACGGTGATAATTCAGCGAGAATGCATGAAGTTGTGAATCAATCTGTATCACAGATAAGAGATAATATAAAATTTTCCCAAACTCAAAGAACAGAATTTGAAAAATTTTGGAAAGATATGAGAAAAGATCTTGGTCTAAATGAACTATCGGAATCGATGGAACAAAAAAATCAATCCAACATAGACGAAGAGTTGGATACTGGCAAAATTGTTGATTCTAGAAGTCTGAATGAAATGATTGATAAAGTTATCAAGGGTAAATCGTAAAAGATTCAAATTTAGTTATCAAGTGTTTGAGACTCAATTCGATTTTAGTTGTTCGTATTGGGTTGAATTGATTATCTTCTATTTTATTTATCTGAATTATTGGAGTATGAGTTTTTAGATCATCTTTTATTACATCCATCAATCCTTTATCTGTGTTTTTCATCATGGATTTGAATATTTGATCAACAGTGATTGAAACTGTTTTGAATGGAATTGATTTATCATAAAAGTTTATTTGGTCATACTTTGTAATTTCATCATCGATAAATTTATTCATATCGCTACGATATCCTATAGAGTGTTGTAATAGGAGTCTCATTTTTTTGTAATTGACCTCATCAGTATTTTGATTCAAAAAATTTTCATTCAAATAATAAAAATTTTTTACGATCATACCATTCGTCCGCAGTGTCTCTACTATCTCATTAATAATCTTTTCATATAAACCTTTGGTTTCTTTTGAACAAATTACGTAAATATCCTCAACTTTGTTTTTTAAATTCATGATTTGATCAAGTTTTATCTCATAATCGAGTGCC